GTGGCCACCATCCGTGGCGCTCATTTTGAGCAGTGTTCTCGCACTGACTCTAATGAGTTGGTTTTTGGGCGGCATGCCAGGTCTTTAATGGCCGAGCATAAGCTCAGACCCACCGACGCAGCAAGGGTTTTGCCACTTGCCGCGAGCTTGTTTTTCGACCACAGAAGCAAGGACCAAATAGATGCTGTTGCCATAACACATGCAGCATCTTTTAAATCCTCAAGACGCGGGTTCTCCGCTAAGTACGTGTCTTGGGGTTGGGCTGATTCCCTTGTTGGGACTGCCTAGGATGGCCCAGCTCAGCTCCACGGGTTTGATTCCAAGCCATCACTAGCCCCTACGGCTAGGGATGGCAAGGGCAAACCTCGGATGGTTGGGGCTAAGCATTGGGTCAGCCGAAGGGACTGTAGAACTATATCACAGGTAGGGAGGCTTGCGCCCTATTCTCGTGCTACAGTCCACAACTCGTCGATGGTTAATCTCGAACGGGCTCTTAAGGAGAGGGTGTATTTTGTTAAGGGTGCGAATGGTGAGTTCGTACCTCCACCCCGTCCAGTTAAGAATGCTTTCAATGACTGTGATCCTATATTTAAGGAGGTTTCACGTAATTGTGCTAGGTTCCCATCCTTGACTCTGGATGAATTTCCAGAACGTTACAAGGATGCGAAGAAGCGCGTTATGTACCGGGGTGCCGTGGTTACTTTACACGGTGAGCCCATCACATTGAAAGACGCAATCATTCTAGGATTTGTTAAGGCGGATAAGCTTAACTTTGAATCCAAGCTGGACCCCGTTCCTAGGCTCATATCGTCCTATGGGCCTAGGTACGTCGTCGCGTTAGGCAGGCACTATGCGCATCGGGAGCATAGTTTCATTAGGGCATTGGACAAGACGTGGGGTAATAGGGTTGTATGTAAGGGGTTGAATTCGAGGCGGCGTGGTGAGTTGATTGCATCGAAGTGGGGCAGGTTTTCTAAACCTTGCGCGTTGATGGCTGACGCTAGTCGGTTTGATCAACACGTTAGTTTGGAGGTGTTGAGGAAGGAGTTTGACTTCTACTTATCACTTACGACCTGCCCTGCGGAAAGGAAGGAGATGTCTTATCTTTTGAACATGCAGCTAATTGGTGATGGTGTCGGTCGTGCCGAGGATGGCAAGGTTTGTTTCACAACTACAGGTGGTAGGAAGTCTGGTGTCCCCAATACTGGGGGTGGCAATACCCTTATCATGTGTGTGATGTGGCTTGCTTACGTTAGACTTCTTGGCATAGATTGTGAGTTTGTTAATGATGGAGATGATTG